AAAAGCCCTGATTTTTTGTGTTTTTGGGTTTTGACTGGGGTTAAAAAGGTTCAGGCGCACGGGAAAACCAGCGTGAGACGACTATGGCGGAAAAGAAACGAGCGAACAAGTCAGAGTTGGCCCGCATTCTGGGAGTGACTCCGCCAGTCCTGACGAAGTATCAGCACATCCCGACCTTCCCCCCGTTCGACCGCTCTGGCATGGCTGAGATCTACGCCGTTTGCGTCTGGCACAACGAAGGCAAAAACCCCGCACCGCAGGCCACTCCTGATGATGACCTTGCCGGCGATGTATCTGAAGGGCTCGAACGCTACCGCATGGCAAAAGCCCAGCAAGAGGAAATCAAGCTCGCCGAAACCCGCCACCAAATAGTCAAACTCAACGACTTCGAGGAGGCTATGCAAATCGCTCTACAGCCGTGGCGACGACTCGGAGAGGCAATCAAGCGGCAAGGACTGATGGACGTATTCGCGATGATCGAAGAGGCAAATCAGGAGGTGGCCGAATCACTGGAGAGACTTTATGGACATGCCCCAACCGCCGAATCTCCAGGACTGGCGTGACTACGCGATTCATCCCGCAAAGGCGTTCCGTGACGTTTACATGCGAACCGTCCCAGTCCGCCCGTACCGCTCGATTCGCCAATTCGCTGAGCAGGAAATCTTCCTCCCTGATGGTCCATATCAAGGCCAGCGATTTCGTTGCAGCAGGCAGCCCGCCCACGGCCTATTCTTTGACGCAGTAGACTCAGGCCAGTGGTTCCGCTACGCCTGCACAGGCCCGCAGCAGTCCGGCAAAACGCTGGCGTTCGTCGTGATACCAATTCTTTACCACCTATTTGAGCGAAACCAAACTGTCCTCTTTGGTCTGCCATCAATGGACATGGCCAACGACAAGTGGAAGCTCGACATCAAGCCCGCCATTGAGGCCAGCCAATACGCCAAATTCCTCCCACGCAAAGGCGCAGGCTCTCAGGGCGGCACCCCCGAGTTGATTCAATTCCTCAACGGCAGCAACATCAAATTCATCACCGGGGGCGGCGGCGACGAAAAGCGAGCCGGCATCACAGGCCCCATTCTTGTAGTCACCGAAGTCTCACATCTCGACGAAACTGGCGTGAACTCCGACGAAGCTACCAAACTGAAGCAAATGGAAGGCCGCGTCAGAGCCTTCCGTGCAAGTGGGCAGGCTCGGATCTATCTCGAATCTACCGTCACAACAGAACACGGCCGCATGTGGCAAGAGTGGCAGCAAGGCACCGCCGGCGAAGTCGTCTTCCCATGCCATTCATGCGGCGAGCACATCGCACCCGGACGAGATGCTTTGATCGGATGGCAGGACGCAACGACAGAGGCGGAGGCCGAAGAAAAGACCCGCTGGGCATGTCCTGCCTGTGGCATTCTCTTTGACGATGCCACAAGGCTCCAGCAACTCCAAAAAGCTCGCCTGAGGCACCGCGGCCAAATCGTGCTACCTGACGGCACAATCACAGGCGACATGCCGCAGAGTAAGACCATGGGCTTCCGCTATTCAGCCCCCACAAACACCTTTATGACCTCCGGCATCGTCGGCGCCGACGAATGGAGAGGACAGCGTGAAATCGACCCCGACAACGCAGAAAAGGAACTCCTGCAATGGACCTGGGCACTTCCAGCACAACCAAAGCAAAAAGACGTCGAGCCGCTCGATTTCAAAGCCGTGATGAAGCGCCAAAGCCAATACCGCCGCGGGCTAATTCCTTCCGGCTGCATCAGGATCTCAGCAGGCGTTGACTGCCGCGCTCAGCAACTCGACTGGTTCGTTATCGCACAACACGAAAGCGGCCAGCCCTATTGCATTGACTACGGTTACCAGCCAATCCACCGCGAATTGATCGACCTACCGACCGCACTGGCGAACGCCATTCAAGACCTTCAAGCCAAATTCGACAGCGGCTGGGAACTCGAAGCAGGTGGCTCAAAGGGCGTCGATATCGTCCTAATTGACGCCGGCTGGGAAACAGAAACAGTCCGATCCGCAGCACAGCCCCATCAGCTCTGGAACACCGCGAAGGGGTTTGGCTACAAACAACACAGCGGGGCGGTTTACCACGCACCCAAAGACCGATCGAAGTACACTGTAGCTATCGGCGAAGGCTGGCACGACGTGGCATTTACTACGGGCACAGGCTACAGGCGTGAATACCAAAACAACGCGGACCACTGGAAGCGGCGAGTCCATCAGGCTCTAAGTTGCCCCGCCGATTCCCGCGCCGCCCTGCTTCTGCCATTCACTGAAAAGGCTGACGGCCGGGCAGAGGTTGCCAAACAACTCACAGCAGAGCGGGAGCAGGTCGTTTTTGAAGTCGGCAAAGGCCGCGTGCAGAAGTGGGTACAGACTTTCAGCCGGAACCACCTTCTCGATGCCGCATATCTGGCGTTTGTAGGGCTGTCTGTGCTACAATTCGACGCTGAAAAAGAGCGCCGGAAAGCCGAACAAAAGCCCGTGAATGGCGTGATTTCTGGCAAAAAAGCCCCGAAATTTGTGAGGGATTTGCGATGAAACCAATTCAATCCCCAGCCTACACACAGCGACGATCTTACACGCCATGCCACGCAGCGCCTGGCGGGGGACTGTGTCCACAATGTGGGCAGTTCGCGACGTCCTACAACTCACAGCCAATCGGCGACATGCAAAAGCAGTACAGGCGCTGCCAGTGCGGCAATCGATTCACGACAGTCGTTCGGAGGCAACCATAATGCCACTGAAGCCCGGAAGCAGCCGCGCGACGATTCAGGAAAACATCCGCAAACTAATCGCGGAAGGCTACACGCCACAGCAGGCCGCAGCCATTGCCTACGCAGAGGCACGCAAACGCTAATCCTTTAGCAGATGCAGATTCACCAAACGCCACGCAGCCGCAATGCTGCGAACATGGCAAGATCCGCAGCAGAAAGACTGGCTCTCTACGAAGACCTCCGCGACCGCGTCGAAACCGGTTTGCTCGCAGGGGCTCCCGTCATCACGTACACCGTGGATGGGCAGATGGTTCAGAAGGAGCCCACAAGTACATGGCTCGCAGAACTCGACGCGAGGATCTCCGATCTCCGCCGGCAGGCATCAGGCGGAATTCACGCAGCCCGGAACCTCGTGAGGTTTCAGCGATGATCAGCAGGCCAGACTACGCTGCCAACGTCCGTGAGGCTGCAAAGCCGACTCGCATTGACAAAGCACTTCTGCAAATCGCTCCCGCATGGGCAATGGGGCGAATCAAAGCCCGTGTTGATGGCCAACTCCGTCTCATGCTGGCAAACAGGGCTGCTGAAAACTTCGCAGCCTACGAGGCCGCAGACAATGACAGGCTCCGCGGGGAAAAGTGGATTGCGTCAAAGCTCACGCAAAACGATGCGATCGGCACCGAACTCGAAACAATGATCGACCGGGCAACCGACCTTTACCGCAATGACGTGTTTGCCGCGTCTGCAGTAAACGGCCGTGTTGACAATGTCATCGGGCAAGGGATCCGCCCACAGGCCCGCGTGCAGGCCGCGAGGGGTGTCGTGACACAATCGCAGGCCGAAGCATTCAACACGCAGATCGAACTACTTTGGCACCGCTGGGCAATCACAGAGGGTTTTTACGCGAAGCAGCGACTGCTCGAACGCTGCAACGGCATTTACGGCGAATCATGGCTCTATATGGGCAACGACGACAGCCCCGAAAAGCCCGTGACACTGTCCGTTCAAGTAATTCACCCGCAACGAATCCCGGTCTATTCCTGGCTGCAACAGGGCAAGCCAGAGCGGCGACTGGGGATGAGGCTCGACGCACGCGGAACAGCCATTGCCGCATTCGTGCGACGCAGTTTGCCAAACGACAGTTACGCAGCCGACCAGATGGAGGATGAGGTTCCGCTGACAGACCTGCTCCACTGCTTCGAGGAAACAAGCCCCGGACAACTCCGCGGCGTTCCGTGGCTGGCTCCTGCGATGGGCAAACTAAAAGACCTCAAAGACTTCGTCCACGCTCATTTAGTGGCCGAACAAGTGGCGGCATGTTACGGCGCATTCGTGACAGGCGTCACAGATCCAGCAATGCTAGCAGAGTCTGGCCGAAAACTTTCAAACCTCGAAGACCTGAGCCCTGGCACGATCCAGTACCTCGGCGACGGCGAGGGAATCCAATTCAGCGACCCCGCACGACCCGGGACAACTCTGGGCCCATACGTTGAGTGGGCATTGCATGGCGTGGCCGCAGCCCTGCGTTACCCCTATGAGTTGCTCGCGAAGCAATTTACCAACAATTTCAGCGGCGGCCGACTCGCTTTGATCGACGGCCGCATCACCTTCAAGTGCTGGCAGCATGTGTTGATTGATCGGACCTTGCGTAAGCTCTGGGCTCGTTTTGTTGACCAGTGTGTCATTCAAGGCGCCGTGGCGATCGACCCAGTTCGCTACGAAGAAAACCGCGCTCATTTCCTTAATCATCAATGGATTCCTCCTGGATGGCCGTGGGTTGATCCGGACAAAGAAGTCAAAGCCGACGTGGCAGCCATCGAAGCCGGCTTAACCACACAAACAGAATCACTTGCATCCCGTGGCCGCGACTTCGACGAGACGCTGCAGCAGATCGAGCGAGAACTGTACGCCAAAGCCGACATGGAGGCCCGCGTCCAAGCCTACCGCATCTCCCTGGAACTCGACGAAGACACAGATCCCGCAGACGACAGCCCGGACGATACGCCAGATAACAACGCTGACGACTCGATGGGCATCAGCGAAGACTTTGCGATTCCTGCCAAATACGCCGGCATCAGTTTCACACCGCCAGCAGGCGTGCGAGCAGAAGCCCGGCAAGGGCTCGAATGGCGACGCGAATACAAACGTGGCGGCACAGCAGTGGGTATCGCACGAGCCCGCGACTTGGCGAACGGCAAGCAAGTCAGCCCATCAACGATCGGTCGCATGGTTCGTTTCTTCGCCCGCCACGAAGTAGACAAGCAGGGCGAAGGATTCTCGCCCGGCGAAAAAGGCTATCCGTCAAACGGCCGCATCGCCTGGGCTCTCTGGGGTGGCGATCCCGGCAAAGCATGGGCAGGCAAAGTACAGCGACAAATGCGAGCAAGGGACAAAGCAAATGCCAGCAATTAGCACCGCTCCAGACAAATCAGCATTTCGCACCGACGCAGCCCGGCAGGCCCCCGCGCGTGTTGACCGCGAAGGTGGCGTTATCTACGGCGCTGCAATGATGCAAGCCGGTGACCTTAACCCGGGCGACGCCAGACCATTCACCGTTGACGCTGAGACACTCCAACAGGTCGTTCAATTCGGCAACGCAACCCGCAACGGACTCAAAGCCCGATTCACGCATCCGAACATGAGCAACGACGGCATGGGTTCATACCTCGGCAGGTGGACCAATTTTCGCATCGACGGCGACACCGTCCGCGCGGATTTGCACATCGCTGACGCAGCATATACCAGCCCACAGGGCGACCTTGGAAATTACGTTTTGGATCTCGCTGAACAAGATCCCGAATCCTTCGGCGTGTCCATGGCGACGCGATTCGATGAGCAGAACCTGACGCAGTTTGAGGATTCGAGACATCGCGAATCCGACAATGACAAGCGGAAGAAAATGCGGTGGCCCATGCGATTCTCCGGCATGAAAGCCGGCGACGTTGTAGACAGTCCCGCAGCCACTCGCACCGGCTTGTTTTCGTTGACTGAAGCCGATCTCAGAAATCTTCCCGCGCAGGCTACAGCCCTGCTCGACGCCTACTTTTCCGACGCACCCGCCGAAGCGGTCCGGGCGCGAATCAATGGATTTCTCGACCGCTATTTTTCATCACGAGGTGATGACATGCCAGAGCCGACACCGGCCGACACCGTGACCACAGAAACGCCGGCCGCTCCGGCAGTCCCCGCAGCCGATCTCTCGGCAGCCCCCGCAGTCCCAATTGCGCAGACTCCCACCGCTGATCTCGCAGCCGCAGAGCGCACCCGCTGCCTGCAGATTCAGGCCCTGTGCAATCTCGCAGGAGTCCCTGACAAGTTCAGCCTCTTCGTCAACGGCAATTTCACCGTTGAAGCCGCGCAGGCTGCCTTGCGTGACCTGTCAGCACAGCGTGGCAGTGTGATTCAACCAGCCGCAGAACCGCAGCCAGATCCGAACGCAAGGTACAAGGCTGAATTCGCAGCCAATCGCGACAGTATCACCGTGACCGAAGAGCAGTGGATTCGATCCCGCCGCATCGACGACGGACTTGATCCGCTTCAGAAGTAATTCACCCAAAACCATTCTCAGGAGAAAATACAGTGGCCGCAGTTACCGCAAATCAGATCACTCTCATGCAGGGTGCAGGCCGGCTTACTCGAAGCAAGGCCAGCAACGTCAATCTCTACGCCGGGACTCTTGCGTTCTTCGACGCATCGACCGGCTATATCGTCGCAGATGACAACGCAGGAGCGAACGCATTCGCCGGTGTCGTCTATCAGCAGTGCGACAACTCCGGGGGCTCCGCTGGTGACCTTGAAGTCGAACTGTACACCGACGGCATTTTCCGCCTCACTGGCTCTTCATTCACACAGGCGACGAATGGCGACCTCGTGTATGCAATCGACAACTACACGATTCAGGCCAGCGCTACCAGTGCCAGCAAAGTCGGCCGCGTCGTCAATTACGTTTCCGCCACAGTGGTTGATGTTCTCATCAACGTCCACGGCTAATTACTGACACACTCACAGATTTACTCTGAAAGGAAATACCATGCCTCTTAACATTGCAGCCGCGCAAATCAAACTGCGTGACCTGACGGCGAAATTCGACAACCGTCTCCAGGCAACGACTCCGTTTTACCCTTCCGTTTGCTACGACGCATCCAGCAATCGCAGCGGCGAAAAATACGGATGGATCGGCAACATGCCGGGCGTTCGTGAATGGCTCGGGGAACGCCAGTTCTCTGAGTTGCGAGCAGCCAATTTCACCATCGAAAATAAGCACTGGGAAAGCTCCCTGCTGATCAAGAAGACCGACCTTGCTGACGACAACCTCGGCCAGTACGGTCCCGTCCTCGAACAGATGGGCATTGAAGCTGCGATGCACCCCGACGAGTTGTTTTTCAATGTCCTCGAAGCCGGCGAATCCACTGCCTGTTTCGACGGTCAATTCTTCTTCGACACCGACCATTCCTGGGGCAACTCGGGAAGCCAGTCGAATGACATCACCAGCACCGTTGCCAGCACCTCCGCTGTTACCGCTGCCGAAATGAAGACCGCCATCCGCGCCGCAGTGAAGAAGCTCCTGTCATTCAAGAATGACCAGGGCAAACTATACCATCGGCCGACGGTTGGGCGCCTGTCTGACCTCACGATTCTGGTTCCACTTGACCTCCGCGACGTGACTTACGACGCCTTGGAAAGTGAACTGTTGAGCAACTCCACAAACGTCATTGTGGACCGCCCCAACATCGTCTCCAGCCCATACCTTGCCAGCGCTGTGAAGTTCTTCCTGTTCAAGACCGGCGAGCCCGTGAAGCCGTTCGTCTTCCAGCGGCGCGAGCCTCTCAGCCGTCAGATGGCTGGCATGGATAACCTCGAAACAAAAGATGTCAAATTCATGACCGAAGCTCGCTATAACGTGGGATACTTCGCGTGGTGGACCAGCGTTCTTTGCACCCTGACCACATAGTCAAAATGAGCAACAGCCGGCA